AAAGTAGAAGTAAATTTAAATGGCCCAGACGGAAATGCATTTGCATTGATGAGAAAGGCAAAATATTTAGGAGTTAAATTAGATTTATCAAAAGACGAGATTGACAATATAGTCAAAGAAATGATGTCTGGAGATTATGATAATTTAGTTGAAGTTTTTATAACAAACTTTGGTCAATTAGTTAGAGTAGTTAAAATAGAAAACGGTGATGTAGTAGAAACTTTAAATTAGGGTTGACAATATTAATTTTTATGATAGGATATAATTATGAATAATCTAGAAAAAGTTGGAATTACAATGATGTTGGAAGATTTAAAACCAATCAAAACTAATAAACAACTTGCACTTGAGAATCTGGAAGGCATTGCACATCTTATGGAAAACAAATGCAAAGACGATTCATCTTACAATCTGAATAAACAATCAAAGGCTTGGTTAAGACATTATTCAGAGATGATAAGAAGTGAAATTAGACGATATAAAACTTAACAATATAGGTGAATATGATTTATTTTTACAATACACACGAAGATATTCCAGACCATATTGCAGACTATGTTATGAAGTGTGCAGATGTTTCGGATATCAGAAAACTATCAATAACAGATATAAATGCATTTCTTACTGGCATAGACCAATATGAAGCAGAAGTAACAAATCAATTAATGGAGGATATGTATGCGATTCAAACAAGTACATAGATTTAATAAAAAAAGAAGAACTCCAGATAAAAGAATGCCTGGTACTGCTGTTGCAGTAGAAAATGGAAATGTAGATAAGGCAATTAGAAAACTAAAAAAGAAACTACAAAAAGAAGATATGTTCAATGAACTTCGTAAAAGAGAATATTACGAAACAAGGAACGAAAGAAAAAGAAAAGAGAAGGCTGCGAGTACAAGAAGATGTATAAGAAAAAGAGAGAAACTAGAGAAGTTAGAGGTTTAAAATGGTTTGGTTCTTTCCTATTGTTGATAGGCTTATGTTTTACATCTTTTAATATCTATCCACTAAATCTATACTTTATGACCATAGGGAGTATTGTATGGGTTGTAGTAGGATATTTTTGGAAAGACGGTTCTATCATACTATTAAACTCTGTTGGGTTTATTATATCAGTTGCTGGTTTAATAAACTATTGGACATAAATATTATTATGGAAAAGAAAAAAGATAACATAATTAAATTCCCTAAAAGATTTAAGGGTAAAAGAAAAGTAGTCAAACCAGACGAGAACTTATTAAGACTTAATGAGGATATCTCTTTTGCAGACCAACTTACTGAAGCACTAATAGTGCAATTAGTTCATTCATTAAATGATAATGGATTGAAAGTTAATGACCCAATGTTTGTAAAAGATTTATCTTTTGTTATTGAATCAATCAAGAGTTCTATTTATAGAGATTTAGATATTAAACACGAAATGCAACCTTTGGTTGATAAGTTTATGGTTCAAGAGAAAGATGAAAAAGGTAATACTAACACAATATTTAAAATGGAATTGATATCAAAGTTTTTGAAAGCTTTAGATAAAAAAAAGAAGAAATGATATTAGTTGATATGAATCAAGTTACGATTAGTAATTTGATGATACAGATGAAAGATGAACCTTTAAGTGAGGATTTAGTAAGACATATGGTACTAAACTCCTTGAGGTCTTATAAAACAAAATTCAGTAAAGATTTTGGTGAATTGGTACTTTGTTATGACGACAAACATTGTTGGAGAAAAGATTACTTTCCCTATTATAAACAAAATCGTAAGAAGGCAAGAAGTGAAAGTAGTTTAGATTGGAATGAGTTGTTTGATATACTAACTAAAATTCAAAATGAGTTAGAAGAAAATTTCCCCTATAAAGTTTTAAAAATAAATGGTGCAGAGGCTGATGATATTATTGCGATTCTATCAAATAAGATTTCTTCTACGCCAAACTTATATGAGGAAATATTAATTATATCTGGTGATAAAGATTTTATACAACTACATCAAAGTGATAATGTAAAACAATATTCACCAACTTTAAAAAAATTTGTGGTTGATGAGAATCCAGAACAATATAAATTTGAACATATAATCAGAGGAGATAAAGGAGATGGTGTTCCAAATGTTTTATCTCAAGATACTGTATTTGTAGAAGATTTAAGACAAAGACCTATCACAAAAAAGAAATTAACTGAGTGGAAAGAAAATGGTATTCCAGAGGGTGAGATAAAAAGAAACTATCAAAGAAACAAAACATTGATTGACTTTGACAGTATACCAAATGAGTTGGGGGAACTTATATATAATATGTGGGTAGATAAAATTACCCAAAATGATAAGAGTAAAATATTACCTTATTTTATGAAACACAGACTAAAAGAGCTGACTGAAAAACTAGGAGATTTTTAATGGCATATGATGTTGTAAGACCTTTAATGCACGAAGTATTAACTATGGTCAATAATGCAAAAGTAAAAGGTAAGAAAATAGAAGTATTAAGAAAATACAGTAGTGAAGGATTGAAAATGGTTTTGAAATCTAGTTTTGACCCTAAAATTGTATGGAGATTACCAGAGGGTGATGTACCATTTATTAAAAATGATGCACCAGAGGGAACTGAACATACAAGGTTAGAACAAGAGGCAAATAAATTATTTCACTTTGTAAAGGGTGGAAACGATAAATTAAAACAAGTTAAATGCGAAACTATGTTTGTCCAAATGTTAGAGGGATTACAAGAGGGTGAGGCAGAAGTTTTAATACTTGCAAAAGATAAGAAATTACATCAAAAGTATAAGGGGTTATCAAAACAAGTGGTACAAGAGGCATTTGATTGGGATGACAATTTTTTAAATGTTAATCATAAGGATTATAAAAAATCTGCATAGGGTTGACATATTAAAATAATATGGTATTATAATAATTATTAACATTTTATTTATAGGTATATTATGATTTATTTTATGATTGGATTTTTATTCAGTATTTTAGCGGCTGGTGCTGTTGATGGTGACGCCTCTCTCACTACTCTTTCCATCCTCGCAGTCGCTGGAATTGGGTTTATGAGTCTTGGCACTTATATGATGAATAAGGAAGATGACCAAGACTTATTCTAAACCCAGAATTGTTAGGGAACAAGTTGGATTACCAGACCGTTCCCTACAATTCAAAAAAACAGATGAGGGGTACAGAGTGTTTTTCAAAGTATTCACAACAATATTAGCAACATTTATTGTTATGGTCGGTATATTTAGACCAGAAAGACAAAAACCTTTGCAATATATGGAAATTGCAAAATATGATAAGTACATTGACAAAAAAGAAATAACTTGTCTTGCAAAAAATATGTACTTTGAGGCTCGTAACGAGGGAACTGCTGGAGTTCTAGGTGTAACAAATGTAGTTTTAAACAGAGTAAAAAGTGATTTATATCCGAATACTATTTGTGGTGTTATAGAAGATGCAAAAATATCACAATGGTGGTTGAAAGAAAAAGGTTTAAAAAAACCTATCAAACATATGTGTCAATTCAGTTGGTACTGTGATGGTAAATCAGATGAGATAAAAGACCACTACACATATAATCAACTATATGTACTTGCAGAAGGTTTGGTTTCAACAAATTTCAAAACACTACTTGACATTACAGACGGAGCATTGTATTATCACGCTGACTATGTTAAACCAAAATGGTCAAGACATTTTGAAAAAACAGTAAAAATAGGTAGACACATTTTTTATAGAAGGAGGTAATGTGAATATATTTTATATTAATGAAGACCCAAAGATTGCATCTTTGGAACATTGTGATAAACACGCTGTAAAAATGTGTGTAGAGTATGCACAACTATTATCAACTGCACATAGATTACTAGACGGAAAAGAGTTTGTCGGTAAATCTAAAACTGGCAGAAATGTAAAAAGGTGGAAACACCCAATAGATTTTATGGATAAGAATCTAATGTTGGCGTGTCATACTAAACACCCTTCTGCAATATGGTGTAGAGAAACTAGAGGTAACTATTCTTGGTTATTACATTTATTAAAACATTTATTAAAAGAGTTTACATATAGATATGGTACAAGACACTCAGTAGAAGATAGAATACCATATTTAAATATGTTACCACAAAATATTAATATGACACCAGAGATTACACAAATGCCACAATGTATGCCAGAATATTGTAAAATACCTAATAACCCTTTAGCTGCATATAAGAACTACTATATAAAAGAAAAGACTAGATTTGCGACTTGGAAAAATAGGAGTGTACCATTATGGTTTCAAGAAAAGGATATTGGGATATGATTAATGAACACATTAATAAAAGTGATTTAGAATACTTAGAAAGTAAAGAAGTGAAAAGACAAAGAAAAGAGTTGAAGAAAAACTGGTTAGGTAAAGATGAATTGTATCAGTTTGAGATTGCACAAATGCAGAAACAGATACAAAGTCTTTATATTAGAATAAAAGAACTAAATGAAGAAATATATGAATTAAGAAAAGGAGGTGTGAATAATGATGAGTAAACTTGATAGACTTATGATGCTTCAAGAAGAAGTAAAGATTGCAAAAAAGTTTGTAGAAGAAAATGGCCCAGAAGATATGGGTTATGTAAATACTGCAATCAGTTATATGAAAGAAAGAATTCTTGACTTGAGATTAGAGATTAATAAGAAGTTAGATGCCTAGATACGATTTCTATAACAAAAAAGAAGATAAATATTTTGATGAATTTATGTCCTACGATGAGAAAGTAGAATATTTAAAAAACAATCCGAATATTGAGCCTGCTGATTATTTAAATATGAATATAGTTAGTGGAGTTACTAAAAGTGAAAAAGGTGATTCTGGTATGAGAGAGGTGTTTAGTAAGATTGCAGAAAAACACCCTACTAGTCCACTTGCAGAAAGATATGGTAAAAAGTCAATTAGGAAAATAAAAGCAAAAAGAGCATATGATAAACATAAAAAGCGTAATTCTTAGTCTTATCATTTTACTGTTTCCTATATCTGTTTGTTCAGATAGTTGGAAAGAATGGTTGAAAGAAGATTTGTATCAAGAACAGTTTTTAGAACAAACTGAAGATATAATTATTGATGCACCCTATCGTGCAGTAGATGGTAGTAATGTTCCTATCACTATTACGGCCGTATCTCAAGACATAGTAAAACTAACATTAATTATAGATGAGAATCCAACACCTTGTTGTGCATCATTTGAATTCAAAGATATAATACCATATGTTGAAACAAATATTAGAGTCAATGCATACACACACCTAACAGTTGTAGGTGAAGATAAAAATGGTAAATTATATATTAACAGAAAGTTTATAAAGGCCGCTGGTGGGTGTTCTGCTGCACCCATAGGAAGAAGTGTTGGCCCTAAAGATAAGATAGATATTTTTAGTGATGGGTGGTTATTTGCAAAAAAGAAGATACAGTTTAATCACCCAAACTATTCTGGATTACAATTTAATCAGTTGACAAGAACTGAGATTCCTGCTGATTATATTGACACAGTTGTTATCACAACAGAATATGGTGAATTTAAATATGAAGGAACTATTGGTATAGCACATAATCATTATTTTACAATATATGGTGGTAAAATAAAGAATATAAAATTTACAGATAATTTAGGAAACAAATACGAGGAAAATTATGAGTAAAAAACAAGATATAAAATTAGATAATTTAGTTACTGTAAAACCAATTACAGATAATCAAAAGGTAGTATTTAATGCCTGGAGAAAAGAGAATAAGAATTTGTTTTTGTTTGGTGCAGCTGGAACAGGCAAAACTTTTATATCACTTTACCTTGCACTAGAACAAGTATTAGACCCAAAGAGTAAGTATGAAAATGTAATCATTATTCGTTCAGTTGTTCCTACAAGAGATATGGGGTTTCTGCCTGGTGATGAAGAAGATAAGTCTGCATTGTACCAAGTACCCTATCATAATATGGTTCAGTTTATGTTTGAACAATCAAGTGATAATGCATTTAGTATGTTATATGATAGATTAAAGAATCAAGGAAGTATTACCTTCTTGACAACTTCATATCTTCGTGGTATAACATTAGATAACGCTGTCGTAATTGTTGACGAATCTCAGAACTGTAACTTTCACGAATTAGATACGATTGTTACAAGAGTTGGTCAAGATAGTAAAATTATATTTTGTGGTGATTTCTTTCAATCAGATTTGACCAAGATGAGTGAAAAGGAAGGACTACAAGATTTTATGAGAATATTAGAACAAATGAAAGAATTTGAAACAGTAGAATTTACAATAGGTGATATTGTTCGCTCTGGTTTTGTTCGCTCATATTTAATAGAAAAAACAAAACTTGGTCTAGGAGAGTAATATATTATGCAAAGTACAAAACAAGCTTGGGATTGGAGAATACAAGAAACATTAGTGAAAGAAGTATTAAGACTTGACCCAGAAAACGATTACATAAAAAAATGGTGTAACATGGAAAATCATCACGGTGCGAATATTCGTAAGGCAAGAGATTATTATTTGAAACACGGAAAATCACCAGAAGAAAATGGTGCATATCCAGAGGGAAGTTGTATTTAATGAAAATGTTTTTTATCATTACAACACTTCTTTTGTCAAGTTGTTCAAATATACAATTTGGTTGGGATGAAGATTGTCAATGTCAAATTAAAAAGGAATTTTAATGAGTGAAAAATTAAGTGCAAATTTTACTGTTGCAGAATATGTTAAGTCACAAACTGCAACACGACACGGAATAGATAATTCATTGAGTGAAGAACATTTAGAAAATGCAAAAGAACTATTTAAAAATGTTGTACAACCAGTAAGAGAAAAGTTTGGTGTAACAATCATTACATCTGGATATAGAAGTCCAGAACTAAATGCAAAGATTGGTGGTTCATCAAGGTCACAACACTGCAAAGGTGAAGCAGTTGACATAGAATGTTTGAAGGCTACAACTGAAGAGGTATCAAGATATATTCACGACAACCTTGACTTTGACCAGTTAATATTAGAGTTCTATACACCAGGCCAACCTAACTCTGGGTGGACTCATGTATCATATAAAAAACAAAATAATAGAAAATCGGTATTGACAGCGAGTAAAATAAATGGTAAAACTGTATATACAAATGGTCTAAACATATGATAGACAAAGAAGGTTACACACAAAGAGAATGGGATAGAGTTGTAGGGTATGGTAAAGTGCCTAAAAAATACAAAAAGAAATAATGTTCAAACACAAAACTGATTTAAATATTCCAGAGATAAAAGCAAAAACAACTGACGGTGTAAGATTATATGAAACACCAGAGGGTAAGTTCTATCCATCTATCACAACTGTTTTAAAGAATAGAGATAAACAAGGTTTACACGAATGGAGAGAACGAGTCGGTGAAGATGTTGCAAACTATGTTGCAAGAAAATCTGCAACAAGAGGAACTCAAGTACACCATTTTTGTGAAAAATATTTAGACAATGGTTATGAGAACAAAGATTGGTATGAATATAAAAAAGGTAGGTTTCTATCTTATTGTTTGTTCTCACAACTAAAACCATATTTAGATGAGTGTATTGGATTAGTGCATTGTCAAGAACAAACACTATGGCACAACTTCTATAAAATCGCTGGTAGAGTAGATTGTATTGCAGAATGGGACGGAGTTCTATCTGTCATTGATTTTAAAACAAGTACAAAAGAACGAGAAGATAGTTGGAACGAAAACTATTACATACAGGCCTCTGCATATGCAGAGATGTATCAAGAAAGAACATTACAAGAGATAGAACAGATAGTTATATTAGTGGTTACAGAAGATGGTACAGTACAAGAGTTTGTTAAAAAGAAACATCAATATTTACACCTACTTGACAAAGAGTTAAATATGTATTATAATACTGTAAAGACTGGTATATGATAATAACAGTTTGTTCATATAACTTACAGAAATGTAATTTATAGATATAAAGATACTTGATGAAGATAATTTGGAGATAGACTGGACGAGGGGGCAGTACCCTCCACCTCCACCAAAACCCCTAATGAGGGGGTGAAATAGGGTTGACAGATATTTAAGAGTTATTGGAGAGTATGGGTTGACTTCCTTATAGGTCAAATAAATAAACGCAAACGATAACTTTGCATCTCAAGATTACGCTCTCGCAGCTTAATCGGATAGGGTTCGGTGAGTTCCTAGTAACAGAATACTCACCATAATAATAATGAGTGGTCTGCGGCCCAAGGCAACCAGCACTCCATACTAGTTAGGAGAATAACTATGGCTTGGTCAAAACCAACTATTACTGAAATTTCAGTAGGACTAGAAATTAATTCTTACGCTTGCGCTGAGAAGTAATTTTATTGAATAAAGGGTGGTATATAATACCTTTAAGGTTTGAAACCACCCTTTTTTTTATTAGATTGTGAATATATAATGACACCAAAATCATTTTCAATATACATAGAATCTCAAGTCAGAGAAAAAAACATCACACATATGGATGCGATATTAGAATATTGTATCAAAAACGAAGTAGAACCAGATTCAATCACTGGTCTAATCCAAAAACCACTTAAAGATAAAATAGAAGCAAACGCAAGAGATTTAAACTTTTTACCTAAAATGGGTAAACTACCAGTATGATTCATATTATGGACGCCTTTAATGCATTTAAAATTTACATGGGTTTGAAAGCACATTTCAACTCAAACTATGACTTTACAAAGTATGGTGGTAAAACTAAAGCTAGTAAATCTAGTTATCTAAAAAGAAAAGACAAACATTTTTTTGGTAAAGTTGCAAGAAAGTATGGTGATGATACACAAGACTTTTTTGTATCTAACTTTTTAAAAAATGAAAAAGGTTATATTGGTGAGTTCAATGATAGAAACTTTACAGATTGGAAGAAAAGACATCAATCATTAAAATATATGTTTGAACAAGATATGAACTTGTTGTTAAATCAAGTTACAGATTTTAATAAATTATTTACTGTTGAAAACGGACAACACCCAATATTGTTTAGAAATTATTTATCACAAAGAATAAACATAGAAACAATGATTATATTAAACAAGTTAGTAAACTATCAAAAAGATTGGGATAAACAAATAAATGAAAACATTATATGGCCTAATCATAGGAACAAATTAAATAATTACGATTCACTATTGACAATTAATCAAACAGAGTATAAAATGAAAGTTCTAAATTTAACAAAAAATAAAAAGTAATGCATACAACATCAATATACGATACACAAGGTACAGAGGTAAATAGATTAGAAATTGACGATGATTTAATTCATTGTGGTGGTAGAGTTTGGAAAGGTAAAGAACATTACTATAAAGGTTTAGGAATACCTTACTCTCATCATCAATTACTAGAAAAAGATATTACAGATGATTCTGAATTTGATATGATACAGAATACAAATATATTTTATCTAGGATATTCTGTGTGCAGAAAAAGCTGGAAAAATAAAGTAGGGATATTTCAAGAGAGATATCAACCATTTTTTCCAGACTTCATTGGTGCTTGTAGTGTTAAAGAAAAAACAATCACTGGTAACTCAAGAGGTTTTAGAAGGTCGTCAGTTGATGTTATGGAAGTAATTAATTATGATGCAGTAAATAAACAGTATTACTTTAAAATGGACTATAAGTGCAAGAGAAAAAGTTATATACAAGATGATGGCAAACCACAAAAGTTACAAGATTTATTAGAATATATGTTAAGAAGTGATTGGAATTTTTTATGGGATAAAGGTGCAATCAATGATATAACACCAGAGGGTCTGGTGTCAGATGTAGCTGACCTATTTGAGTCAGATGAATTGCACCATCAATTAGGAACTGTGTATTCGGTTTTATACAGTTTATACAATGTTAATGTACAGAAATATTTTGAGTTTCTTAAACATATGAAATTAGAACATAAAAGTCAATCTTCTTTTATTACTAATTCCATATTGATTTTAGAGAATAATGGTATTGATACTTTACCATTAAAACCTTTTGATGATGATATGAAGAACTTTAAACATACAGTTTTGAATTTCTTATTACAAGGTAAAAATTGTGCATATTGTTCTTGTGATATGTTTATACACGAGGGTGATTTAGTCAGAGATGATTATGTGCGAAGAGTATCAAAACAACTACAACACATACAATATTAATCTTAACTTGGAGTAAAAATGGAACAAAAACAATCTAACGAATCTTTAGTAAGAGAAAGAGATTTTTATCGTTCTAAATTTGAAGGTATGGAAAAGAAAATTAAAAGTCTAACAACAGACTGTGCATATTTAAAAAAAGATAATGACGGACTTAGAGATAGACTTAAAGAAATGAACAAACAAGCTTTTGTTAAAAACAGAAGAAACTTTAGGAGATAGGTGTGGAACAGAGATTTACATTTATAAAAACAAATGAAGTAAAAGAAGATTTTGATTCTGAAGAGAGAGTAGAAGTTGAAGTTGTTATGGAAGATAATGATTTAGGACAACTTGAGGAAAAGTTTAGTAACTTTTTAAAGGGTTGTGGTTATGAAAACATTTCAGTATCAATCACAGAACCTAGAATTGAAGAAGATAGTGACCACTTAGGTGACCTAGATGATGAACTAGAAGACATAGATGAGGTTGATAACATTCGTGCCTTCAAAAGAAAAACAATGTACAATGATGATTTTGATAAACCATCTGATACAGAGTGATGCAACAACTATCTTTATTGGATTTTATAGTGGACAGAAGTAAACCTAAAAATGTATTTGTACTTGGTAATGGTGAATCTAGAGATGGATATGACCTAAAACAATTTAGACAATGGGGAAAGATTTATGGGTGTAATGCACTTTATAGAGATTTCCAACCAGATGGATTAATATCAACTGATTGGGCTATGATGCACGAGGTATATTCATCTGGTTATTGTTCTAATAACAAATGTTATTTTAGACAATGGAAACTGTTACCAGAACAATTCTTTGAGATGTTGCAATATACTGGATTAGAACAATCAAGTATGCAACAACTAAATGAACAACTAAAGAGTTTAGGTTTAGACACAGTAGATAAGTTTCTACACCAAAATGAAAAGGGTAATAAAACACAATTAGTTTGTCACGGAATAGACCCAGAGAGATTTAAAGATGCAATATTAGAAATATTGACAAAGTTTAAAGGATTACCAAAAGGTGATGTAAGACAGAAACTAGGTAATGCTGGTTTGTGGATTACTTGGGTTGATGAAAATGACAAGGTTCAAGATTTAGATACTTTCTTTGATGGTGAGTTTATGGGTTGGAGTTCAGGCCCTACTGCTGTCAGAGTTGCGATAGAAGAAAATAAAGATGTAGATAACATCTATATGTTAGGATTTGATATGCCAAGAGAGGGTAAAGTTAACAATGTATATAAAGATACAGATTGTTATATAACCTCTGATTGTAAATATGTAAGTCCTATGAACTGGATAGAACAACACCAAAACAACTTTAAGAAATATCCAGACAAAAAGTTTTACAGAGTTATAGATGATGGTTCTGAAATACCAGAATGGTCAGATTATGACAATGTGAAAACAATCACCTACGGAAATATGTGGGGTAGAGTGGTTGTATAAATAAAACTATATTATGATTAAGTGAAGATAAAATAGCATATAATAACATACGGAGAAAATATATGTCATTAGATACTTTAAAAAAGTCTAATTCATTAGACAAGATACTGGCTGCAGTTGAATCAGAAAATGCACCAGTAGAAAAACAATCATATGTAGACGAGAGATTGTGGAAACCAGAACTAGATAAGTCTGGTAATGGTTATGCAGTTATTCGTTTTCTGCCTGCACCAGAAGGTGAAGATATGCCTTGGGCAAAACTTTGGAATCACGCATTTCAAGGGCCAACTGGTAAGTGGTATATTGAAAACTCATTAACTACATTAAATCAAAAAGACCCAGTTTCAGAATATAATTCTAAACTGTGGAACTCTGGTGTTGAAAGTGATAAAGAAATCGCTAGAAAACAAAAGAGAAAACTACAATACTACTCAAACATATATGTAGTGTCTGACCCAAAGCACCCAGAAAATGAAGGTAAAGTTTTCTTATTCAGATATGGTAAGAAGATTTATGATAAATTGATGGAAGCTTTGCAACCTCAGTTTGAAGATGAAACTCCAGTAAATCCATTTGATTTCTGGGAAGGTGCAAACTTCAAATTGAAAATCAGAAAGGTTGACGGATATTGGAACTACGACAAGTCAGAGTTTGATAGTCCATCAAAATTAAACGAAGATGATTCCGAATTAGATAAGGTTTGGAAGACAGAATACTCTTTAAAAGAGTTTACTGCACCATCTAACTTTAAGACTTATGATGAACTCAAAAATCGTCTTGACGATGTTCTAAGTGGAACTCAATCAACAACAAGTTCTGCCGAAGATGTAGAACTTCCTAAGACAGAAGTTGACGGAGATGACAAGTCTTATGTGGACAATGTTGTCAAAACAACTTCTACTGAGAGTGATGATAGTTTAGATTACTTTCAGAAACTTGCAAAAGAAGCCTAAGAACTTCCTTTGTTTCTCCTTATTTAAAGGGTGTTACTTTATTGTGACACCCTTTTTTTTATCCACACAGTTTTTTATAAATAGTAGTAGGAGAGGCAAATGGTAGACCCAATTTCAGCATTTGGTATGGCAACTGCCGCCTTCAACGCAATTAAAAAAGGTTTTGAAGTCGGCCGAGATGTAGAATCTATGTACGGAGATATCGGTAGATGGATGACCTCGTGTGAAAAAATCAATACAGAAGTAAAAAGTGCAAAAACAAAAGGTATGAGTGTAGAAGAAGAGGCACTTGAAATATTTGCACATCAGAAAAAAGTAAAAGCAATGGAAGAGGAGTTAAGAACATTTATTAACTTATCTCACGGCCCTAACGCATGGAATGAAGTATTAAGAATTCAGGCAGATATTAGAAAGAAAAGAAGAGAAGCGATTGCGAGAAAAAAGAGAGAAAGAGAACAAATGATTATGTGGATAATGGTAGGTGTAGGTTCACTATGTTCATTATGGGTAGTATTTTATATTATATGGAAAGCTATGGGACAGTAAATGGTTGGTAGAAATAGAAATAGACTTGCGAAAGAAAAGGTACAGAATCGCAAAAGAATGTTGAATGGTAAAGAAGTCAAACCAGTTCGTTTCACCAGTGATGGTGGAAAAGGTATAATGACTGGTTCTGTTGATGGTGAACTTGTATGTGATAATCTTGGTAAACCTTTACCACTGAAATCCATAGGAGCATTAGAATGAAATTA